AGCCGAAAGAAAACCGGAACTACTTGTAGATGGCCCGAATTCTCGAGATTTAGGGAATGGTCAAACTGCTCAAGAAAAATTACCTTTTATGAGAGTTGACCAAGAATTGCTACAGGGTGAATTTATGTTTGAGATTAAAGTTGGATCGACTAAGCATGTTGATGCGAATACTGAAAAACAAGAGGCGGTTTTCTTAGCTCAAATGACCCAAGGAAATCCGCTAGTAAATGCTGTGGAATTAACTAAGATAATGTTTGAGAAGGCAGGATTTTCCCATTTGATGTCTAGATTACTAAGAGATCCTCAGGAAGTTGCTCAGGAACAAGCTCAGAAACAACAGGCAGCTCTCCAAGCTCAGATGGCTGAGCCTCAGCTTAAAACGCAAACCGACCTCCAGAAAACTCAGATTAAATCTGAGACTGCTCTTAAAGTTGCTGGAGTACAAGGACAAGTTGATGCTAATGATACAGCTAATAAGAGTGATTCAGATGAGAGGACTCGGAAAAACAATTTATTGATGAAGTTGCTTGAGTTGACTAATCAGAGGGTAGGCGGGAATGGTGGGAAGTGATGACTCCATTTAGAACTATAATTAAGAAGATACTAGAAGAAATAGAGAGGCGAGGACATAAACGTCGAACTAAAGATTTGATACCGACGGGGGAAGGTCAGAAATGGGATAAAATTACATCTGACGTTGCTAGAGAACGAAGTGAGAAGTTTTTGAAGACCTCAGAGGAGAAAAGAAAATTAAAGAGTTCTGGGAGGAGAAAAACTGATTAATGCCAATCTATGACCTAAAGTGTCCTAAATGTAAATATGAATGGGAAGCATTTACTTCTGTATCTAATAAGGATAAATCTAATTGCTTACTCTGTGGAACATTCGGTATTACCTTAATAACATGTAAGTCAATCCCTGAAATCTATGGTCATTATGATTCAGGCTTAGGAGCTTATGTTCATTCAAAGAAAGCTGAATCTTTAATAAAAAAAGAGAAAAACTTAGAAGAATTAAGTCCGTATGAAACGATTTCGACAACTCACCCTTATACGGTTGAGAACGAGATTAAACAAAAACAAGCGAACGACTATATCAATTGGTATAGTGCTGACAACGCTTAGCATTGAGGTAGAACTATGAGTGAAGAAGACGGAACTGCTAACATTGCTTCTGATGTCATCCCTGATCCTGATGAATTTGGTGAGGTAGGGGAATTTGGTCAAGATGTTGTAGAAGATGATCCTGATCTGATAGAAGAGGATGATGATGGTGGAGAACCTGATTTTAGTGAAGGTGAAGAACTTGAGGACGAGGAATCATCTGAAGAAGGGCACAGTCCTGAAAGTAAGTCATATAAGGAAATGCAGTCTTGGAATTCTAAGACTCAAAACAAGAACTCCGAGCTGGAGGGGAATTTACAGCAGATCGAGGACCGTCTTGCTCCCCTAGGAGGACTTGAGAAAGTTGTTCAGGCTTTCGATTATATGAAAAATGATCCAGACTTTAGAGCATTAGCCTCTAAGAAATCCGGACGGCCAGATCCATCTGCTGTTGACGAAAGTAACATGTCAGATGAAGCGAGGGAAGCGCTAGAAATGGTACGGAAAACCGTTCGGGCTGAGTTGAATCCTATGTTAGATAAACTCAAGAGGGAACAAATAGAGCCTCTCACTGATAGGGTCCGTCAGGGTGATCTTAATTCTATCGCAGATGATCTACTTGAAAATTACGGAGAACAATTCCAAGAGCAACTTCCAACGATTGAACGGCTCGCGAAAGGACTCCCTCAAGAATCTCTCGATAACCCTTCTTATAAGATCATGGAGAGTCTGTTTCACGATTCTCTAAGAGAGGACGGTAGAGCTGAGTCGTACTATCTCAGTGGATACCAAAATAAGGTTCAAGGGAAAAAAGGTAAAGTAACAGGCTCTCCTCAAAATCGGGGAGTTAATGAATCTATGCCTAAATTTAAGAAACCTAAAACAATGTTCGACGCTGCTAGGATAGCAGATAAGAAGGCTTCTTATACATCTAGGCGTAAACGTTAATCTTAAGATAAGGTAACATAATGGCAGATCAACGCACTGAAAGCATTACTTATAATGCGTTTCTGACAACTACCTTGCAAGAATATATTCCAACTCTTCAAGACAATGTTTTTATTGAAGAGCCTCTCTTATCATGGTTTAATGGTAAGTTGGGTAAGGCTACTGGACGGGAGAACAGCCCGAAAAGAGTCCTTAGTGGTGGTGAAAGTATTTTAGAGCCAATTTTGTATGAAGCCAATTCAACGGTAGATTCATACGCTGGTGCTGATACTATTGATACTACCTTGCAAGATGGTATGACGAACGCTCGTTTTGATTGGGCTCAGTACTCTGGAACAGTTGGTATAACTGGTAAAGAGAAAAGAGCTAACCGTGGGAAACATGCTTTGATTAACCTGTTGGGTGCGAAGACTACTCAACTGGAAAGCACACTCTCACAACGCTTGAATACTGACTTGTGGTCTAGTACAGTTGGTAATGGTGGTAAGAACATCAATGGGATGCCACTTCACGTTTCAAGTACCCTATCTTCTGGTGGTCTTGCTGTTACAGCGGCTGATGGAACTTGGTTGTCTCCTGTTACGAATACAATTACGTTTAGTTCAGCCGGTGTGACCAAGATGGATAACATGTATAATCAGCTTAGAATCCAGGGCGGATTTCCTCGTGTTATCTTTACCACACCGACTGTCTATGAACTGTATAACGCAGATCAGCAGAGTCAAAAACGTTACACGAATACGATGGTTATGGATGCTGGTTTCATGAATGTTACATTTAATGAAGTTCCAGTTATCTTTGATAATCGTTGTACTTCTGGTGCAATGTACTTCCTCGACCCCCGACATTTGAAGTGGGTCGTTCACTCAGAAGCAGACTTTACAATGGATGCTTCTGGATTCCAAACTCCAATCGGGCAGGATGTTTCAATGACGAAGATCCTCTACATGGGTAACACGACAGTTAATAACCGTAGAAGGCTTGGTTATTTGACTTCTATAACTTAAGAAAGGAGGATGAATCATGGCTTTTAAACAAGTTGATCGTATAATTCATGGAACTCAAAAGATTGCTTCGAATAGTTCCACTCAAGAACATCCTCTGGGACACATAATCCAAGCGTTCGATTCTACTTATCTATCAGGTGAATTTATTTACCTTAACGGAGTAGCTTCAACGGCAGTTGGTAGTTGGGTGTCTATCTTGATGGATGGTTATGAGACTGTCTTGTTAGCAGCTAATGCGACTGGACCGGTTGCAGTAGCAATGTCTGCTTCGGTAGCTGATGAGTATGGTTGGTATCAGATCAGTGGTAAGGCTGTTGGCAAATGTTTATCCGGTTTTGCTGATAACGGTGATGTTTATATTACTGCCACTGGTGGTTCTATAGATGATGCTACTGTCGCTGGTGATCGGGTTCACAATGCGAAGGGTGCTTCTGCTATTGGCACGCCTTCAAGTGGGTTAGCTGAGTTTGAGATCAATCGACCTCATACTGATAACATAGCTGATTAACCTTTGTAAGTTCCTCTCTTTAGAGATAGGGAGAGGAGCTTGCACTAATTTAAGAGATAATTAAAAATGAATGAATTAATTGAAATGTTACTTAGGAGTGGGCCATCAGCTACTAGGCCTGGAGGAATGGGTGGGATAGGTGGATTAGGTGGATTAGGAGGACTCGGTGGGCAAGGTGGGATGGGTGGGATGAGAGGAATAGGAGGAATGGGAGGATCTCCTTTAGGTGGTATGGGTGGGTTAGGTGGTATTATAGAGCTTCTTAAAGTCCTTGGTATAGGCCAAGGTGGAGGCCAAGGAGGATTAGCCCAACCTCGAGATCGTACTCAAGTTACACCATCTCCTACTTTTTTGAATAGAATTTAATATGTTAAGTGTAAAATATAAAATAACCCCCGGTGATGGTTTAAGACGCGTAGATGGAATAGCTCATGGACTCCGGCACTCCAGCTCTAAGTTTTATACTTTCGTCTTGAGATCAACCGTGTCGTGGCTGAGGGGCATAGTTAGAACGTTGGACGAAAAAAGGCTGTGGGAGCCATTGGACCTTCGTCTAACTATGTCTCGGGTTTGTTGAATATGATGAATAAGATGTGGTAAGTGATCGCTTAACTTACCATATAAAAATTATGATAATTTATTTTAGTGGTGGTAAAGATAGTTTAACTGTTTTACATAAATATAAAAATGATCCCGATTTAACAGGTGTTTTCTTTAGTGATACAGGGCATTCTTATCCTCATATGAAGAAATT